ACAGGCAGAAGTTCATCTGCCAACTCGCTGTTCGAGGCGGTGGGCTTCGCGGGAGTGCCGCCCCACTTGATGCCGCGAATGTGGCAGATGAACTTCTGCCTGTTGACCAGGTATTCCTGACCGCCGCCTTTCAGGGGCAGACGGCCAACCTCAGTCGGCACCTTGGGCGAGCCGGCACCCCAACCGACAGCGCCCGCACCGAACAGGTAGGTGGTGTAAACAGCCGACGCGCCAGAGCCCGTCTTGGGGCAGAGGTCATCGACGATGACACGCTTGCCTTGGTAGTACGGCACCGGGTCACCGCCTTCGGATGGCTGGACCCATTCAATCAGGTCATCTTTCTTGATCCGATTGAGCGTGTCCGAGTGCATGCCGACTGCGCTCAGCGCTGACTGCATGTCGCCCAGCTTGCCGACTGCGTCGATGAACGCTTCGCCATCGAAGTATGCGGCCGCACCAGAGAGCGTGCTGATGTTGTACACGTTCGCTGCCATCGAGTAGCCCGACACAGTCGTGCCCATCGCGCCGGCAAGCGTGCTGAACAGAACCTTCTGGTACATGCGGGTCCAGTAGTTCGCGAAGCGATCCGCAATGACGTTCATCGGATCAGCGCCGGCAAGATCAGCCGACAAGTCAGTCGCACCAAAGACTTTGCCGCGCATGAGGATCGCAGCAACGTCCTGGCCAGTGCTGATCTTGTTGATGGTCAGGTCGGCAGTGTCGTCCAGAACTTCGTCATCGCCATCCAGATCGTTGAAGAACGGCATGTTGACAGTCGTGCCGCCGCCTTGACGGCCCGGATCACGCGTGCCGAATTGCGGAGCAATCTCAGCCGTCATGTCCGTGATCACGCCGGATTGGAAGAAGGCGTTGAGCTCGATGGAGCGCTGGACAACGTAGGGGTTGAAGATTGACGGGACAATGACGTCCGCCAGTGCGGTAGGTGTATCGACCATTTGTAGTCTCCTTGTGGGCCTATGCCCGGTCAGCAAGCCATTGGGCGCTGGGTGCGCCCAGCAGTTCACGGGTCCACCCGCTCATTGAGCGGACTTTCCCTTGGATGACCGGGAAGGCGGCTTTGAAACCTTTCCGGTAAACCTCAGCATCACTCCATTCATTGTTCTTGTCGAAGAAGTGACGCCCATGCTTAGTAAGTGGGCACCCACAAAGGATGACGCCACTAGCACCTAGCCCCTCCAGCGCGATTTGCGCCGCGTATAGGCCGGATGATCCTGCCCATCGATCATTGACCTTGGCCCATGGGCCGCGATCATCGATGGAGAATGCTTGATAGTCGTTGTTGCCATATTCCTTCCTGCGCTCCTGCCAAGCGTGGAAGTTTTCTGGATGTAGCGTCGCCCAAGCATCGAGGTGGCGAGGTGCTATGACGCCTGCGTCGTTGACTGCTATTGTCTTGGACGATGGAGCTAGGGCTAGAGCATCGTTGTACTCTCCCCAGACCCCAACCGCACCGCCCAAGACAATCCAGATCATCGCGTCACAAGCCCCGCTTCCTTGCGCATACGCTCAGCCTTGGCGGCGTCCTTGATGGTGATCTGGCCTTGCTGCGTCATGTTCCACGTTTCTTTCTTCCACGGGTTCACTTCGCCTTTCGTGCCCTCACCATCGTCGTCATCGTCGCCCGAACCGCCGGCACCGCCGCCGTTGGACTTCATCTTTATGTAGGCTTTGCCGATGTCCGACTTGGCCCACTTCTTGATGAACTTCTGCAGGGGTTCACCGTCGATGGTTGCTTCACCATCGTCATCCATTTCGACTTCGTGCTCAGAGCGGATAACGCTCACAGCGCCTTTCTTCAACTTGGGGTTGACGCCGGCACTGTCGAGCGCGGAAGACAAGCCGTCATCGATCACACGGCTGGAGAGTTTCGCGACGGCTTCGTCACGCTCCTTGGTCAGTGTTTCGATCTGCTTGGTTTGGCGGTCAATCGTCTTCTGGTGATCGCCTGCCTTGCGTTCGCGCTCTGCTTCTTCTTCTTGTTCCCTTTCCTCCTTCTCGCGCAGCTTGGCCCGAAGCTTCTTGTTGTCCTTCTGGGCCTTGATGCGCTTGGCGCGTTCGGTGGCTGTTTCGCCTTCTTCCTCGTCTTCCTCGTCTTCGTCGTCGCTGGCTTCGTCTTCGTCGTCAGCTTCGTCCTCGTCTTCGTCGTCGCCTGCCGGTGGCTTCGCTGCTTTCTTCGCGGGCTTCTTGCCACCACCGGTGTTCTTCGGTGCTGAGGCAGACATCACAAGCCCGATGCGCTCAAGCAGAGCCTCTGGCGATGCGATCCCGTTGAGCAGTCTTTCTTTGATAAGCATATTTGTAGTCTCCGTTGGCCCGCGCCAAGGCGGGCGCCATACCTGCCATTATTGACAGGAATTACCGATTGCCGAGTGAGGCTTGAATGATCCAAGCCAGAAGGATGCAGACAGCGATGAGTGACGCGACGCCACCAGCGAGTGTTGCCATGCTGTAGAAGTTTTCCATCACGCAGCTTTCTTCAATTGCTTAAGCGTTAGGGTCTTGCCCTTGCTGTCTGTGAAGCGACCAACTTCGATCTTGCCCTGACGATAAAGCTTCGCGCGGGAAGGCCCAAGGATGTCGTCTTGTATTTCCTTGCTCTGGCGCTTCAGCCATTGCGCATACGTCGTTCGTGGCATAGCCTCCATACCAATAAGAACAGGCATATCAGTAGAGCGGCAGCGAATGTGGCGAGGAGGAAACGGCCCTTTCCCAACAGGGAATATGCTACCATCGAGGTCTGCACATGTAAGAGTTGTACGGCTATCCAGAGTAGCCATAAACTGCCAACCACGCATAACCTTACGATTGATGCGATAAGTCTCTTGCGAGACGGCGGAGGCGATGTGGGTGTTGGCTGTTCGGACAATGGCTTCTGCTCCACGGCGATTGAGTACCCCAGCCTCACGAACGCGGGAAATCATCTTGCTCAGGCTTTCACCTTCTGTGAAGCTGATCTTAATGGCCTGCTCAACGGCTGCGACGTGGTTCTTGGACATATCGTCCACCCATGCGGAGAGAAGCTTGCCGGCCATGGGCTTTGCTTCTGCTACCGCTAGGGCTTGAGCAGCGTTCAAGCTGGAGAGTTGGACGCTTGCGGCCGCACCGGACACGCCGGGTGTTGCTTGGGCTTGCTTCAGGATACGATTGCGGAACTCTGCTTCTGCTTCTGCGAGCCCCTTGAAGTCGTTATTCAGGAGGATGCGCAATTGAGCATAGCTATCCGAATAGAGGGAACGGATAGAAGCCAGCATCATATTCTGAGAGGCGGTGGACAGACCGTTCGCTGACATCGCAGCAATGCGCGCCACCAAATCCTTTTCCACCTTGATGAGGTGGCGAAGGATAGTGCGCACTTGTGTCGAGGAATACCGCTCAAGGGCGATACGCCTACGCACAACGTCATCGAACAGGTCTGTCTGAGTAGGCATCACTTGCCTTTCTTAGCGGCAGCCTTCTTGGCAGGGGCTTTCCCTTTGGCCTTCGCGGCTGTCTTGGATGGCGGTGTATCCCCAGTGATGTCTTCCGGGTCTTCCTCATCCTCAGTATCGTCCAGACCAGCCTGAATGGCCGGATCAGTGGCAGAGAAAATACCAGCACGAGGATTGTCAACAATTCTGGCATCATCCTCCTCAACCTCTTCTTGGTGCTCATCGAAGGTCTTCTCAGGCCTGATCACGCCACGCTTCTGAAGCAGCGCGAACATATCGCGCATCGACAGTGTGCCGTTCTGAACAGCAGCCATGAGGTCTTTGAGTTCACCAACCTGAAGGCCAAGGGGAACGTAGTCAGTGTTCAACTTGACGTCGATGGTTGTGCCGTCTTCCGGCTTCGCATCTTCATCAATCTGAACCCCGGCCCACACAGCGATCATCTTCAGGACGCGCGACCACCCGTCGCCAACAGTTCCAGCAACACCAGCCAAGACGCTGTGCTCACCAGCACGTTGAATAACCGCTGTGTCCCGTGCAATCTGGCCCTTAGTCTCGTCAGCCAGAAGGCGGGCACCAACAGCAGCCATGTCACGCCGCTTGTCCTCCATCGTTGTGCGGATAGCGCCAACACCTTCAGCCGGAAGGAACAAGATGTCTGCGCCGCCTTCCTCGCTGGTGACGATACCTTGGGAAGAGCCTAGCCGGATCGGCTGGGTGTTGCCGTTGTCATCCTTCGTGCTGATAAGGCCACGGAAGATGGCGGTTGGGTTGCCCACCCACATAAGCGCCCATTCGAGTAGAGCGGAGTTATTGAGGTGGCTTTCGCTGATCTGAACCATGTCGAAAAGCAAGGGCTTCTCAACTTCGCTTGCGTCCAGAGAATGTGGGCCAAAGACGACACACGGAATTTCATCGAGCATTTCCCCATCAGCAGTCGGGAAGAAGGGCTCACCGACAGGTGCCCAACCGCCATCACCCTGCCGGAAGACGCGAACACGATAAAACTCCTCATCGCTGTTAGAGCCAGGCCTGAGAGGGGCGAAGTCCAGCACCCTCATCTGCTTGCGCTCCTTCGTGGTCCACTCATCGATGCGCTCAGAGAACGTCTCCATGAGTTTGATCATCGAGAGGTAGCGCTGTCCACCAAAGACCGAATAACGCCAGTCAAGGATGTCTTCTGTGCGATAGAAGCGGGCATAGGCGCGCAGGCCTTGTTCCTCTGCCTCAGCTACAGTCAACTCCTTCCCAGTATCCTCGATGCGCGGGAAGTCCACGAGCACAGCACAGCGCGAGACACCCACGACTTCGTTGACGGTGCGGGCGATCATGCGATTGATCGGCTCACCATCGTTCGTGATGTCCTTCAGATACTCAGCCATTTCCTCTGGCGCTGTGATCACAGGTTCAGGGTTCATGATGAGGCCTGTGAAGGCTTCCTGCGTCCGCGCAACAGCCGGGAGGAAGTAGGCTTGGGCCTTGAACAACTCTTCCTCAGCAGTGTCGTGGCCGGGGAGTTTGCGGATGAACTCTTGAACACCCTCCACAACGCCATCGAGATAGAGCCGCGTCTTACGC